GGCAAGTCGCTGTCGGCCGCCGGAGGCGCGCCGGCCGGCGAGGTGACCTTCGAGATGCTGGCCGCGATGAGCGAGCGGGACTTCGAGGCGTTCGCGATGAAGAACCCGGAGAAGCTCGCCCGCCTGATGGGCGCGGAGGGCTGATCCGATGCGGCGCGCCTGCCTCGTCGTCGCGCTGGCGGTGCTCCTCGTCGGGGCCGCTCACGCGGCGCCTCCGATGGAGACCAATCAGCTCGTCGACGGTGCGGGCCTGCCCGTTGGCACCCCCTCGAACCCGCTGGCCGCGAACCCGCCCGCGACTGGCGCCTTCAGCGTCGCGCGCGTCTCGGCCATCGGCACCGCCGCCACGCTCGTCTCGGCCGCGGACCCGATCGGCCGCCGCACCGTGACCAACACGGGTTCGGTGGCGTGCGAGATCATGCCGGCGGCCACAGCCTACGGCACGGGCTACCCGATCGCCCCGGGTGGCTCCTTCACCTTCGATGCCGCCGGACGGACGACGGCGGCGATCTACGCGGCGTGCGCCTCCTCGGGCGGCTCTGTCGCCGTGATGAGCTACTGAGGCACGCCGTGCGCTTCGTCGCCCTGATCCTGGTGCTGATCGCCACCCCCGCGCTCGCGGCCGGTCCCGGTGCCTCTCCGCCCGACCTGTCGGCCTTTGCCACCGCGGCGCAGATGCCGGCGCCATGCGGTGCCATCCCGACCGCGGACACGCTGAACGGCTCGGCCGGCTCGGCGAACTGCTACGTGCCGAAGGACGCCTCGCGCCCGACATCGGTCCAGGCGGCCAACGTGACCACCAGCGCCACGGACGGATCGTGGTCCGTGACCTGGGCCCGCCCCTTCGTCTCGGCGACGCCCGTCATCATCCCGATCCCGGTGAACACGGGCACGATGCCGCTCGTATGCAACGTCGTCTCGCGCTCGGCGACGGCCGCCACCGGCAAGTGCTGGCAGTCGACCACCACGACGCTCTCCGGGACGCTGCTCGGCCTGTTGGTGAACCCGTTCGGATCGCCGGCCGCCAGCGCCGCGGTGATGATCGTCGCGCGCGAGCCGACGCAGTAGGATCCGCTTGACCCGACGGGCGAAACACCGGATATCGCCAATGTCGCGTGACGTGCGGGCCTGAGGCCCCGTCCCGCATCCCACCAGTTTCCGACCGGCCCACGCGCTGCACCCTGCTGTTCCCAGTGGGGCGCTTTCGCGTGTCCGGTCGTCCGATTGGCCCCCGTCACAGGGCTCGCCCGGCCGCGTCACAGCCTTCGTCCGCGCCACGTCACGGCGCCCGTCCGATCACCGTCCCCAACGGTCACCTGGGGCCCGGCTTCCGTCCGCGCGGCGACGACACGGCCCGCACGAACCCCTCCCCACGGAATCCAGCCCTTAGAGGCATTTCTCATGTCGTTCACGAATTTCGGCATCGGCGATCCGATGGCCCAGAAGCTGTGGAGCAAGAAGCTCGCAGTCGAAGCCAACAAGTCCATCGACATCGACCCGCTGGTCGGCACCTCCGACGGATCCATCATCCAGGAGAAGACCGAGACCAAGAAGGGCAACGGCGACCAGGTCACCTTCGGTCTGCGCATGCAGCTCAAGGGCGACGGCTTCACCTCCGACGACGTCGCCGAGGGCAATGGCGAGCAGCTCGGCACCAACTCCGACAAGGTGACGATCGACGAGCTCGGCCACGTGGTCGGCGTGAAGTCGGACAACACCATCGACGCCCAGCGCGTGCCCTTCAACCTGCGTGAGCAGGCCCGCTCCGGCATCGCCGACTGGTTCCAGACCCGCCGCGCGAAGATCTTCTTCGCCCACGTCTGCGGCTACACCCCGGTGAACGCGCTGCCGGGCAAGAACTCGCGGAAGTACAACGGCAACAACCTCGTCACGGCCCCGTCCACCGGTCGCATCCTGCGCCCGAACGGCCGCGCCAACGACGCCGCCCTCGTCGCCGGCGACATCTTCACCCTCAGCCTGATCGACGCTGCGGTGGAGCTGGCGAAGACCGGTGGCGCCGCGGGCAAGGTGATGATCCGCCCCGTCGTGGTCGACGGCCAGAAGGTCTACGTGATGTACCTGCACTCCACGCAGGTCACCTCGCTGCGGACCAACACCGCGGCCGGCCAGTGGCTCGACATCCAGAAGGCGGCCATGGCCGGCATGCAGTCGAGCAAGAGCCCGATCTTCTCGGGCGCGCTCGGCATGTACAACGGCGTCGTGCTCCGCGAGGCCCAGGACGTCACCCCGGGCGTCTCGGTCGACGGCACCCAGGCCGTCGCCAACACCCGCCGCGCCGTCCTCCTCGGCGCCCAGGCCGCGACCGTGGCCTACGGCAAGGCCGGCGGCGACGAGCGCTACCGCTGGAACGAGGAGCTGTACGACCACAAGCGGAACCTCGAGGTCTCCGCCTGGGCGATCTGGGGCCTGAAGAAGACGACCTTCAACGGCGACGACTTCGGCGTCATCACCGTCCCGACCTACGCCGCGCCCGCCGGCTGAGCCTCCGCTGATCCAGCCTGACGGCTGACCCGGGCCGGGGCCTCGCGCTCCGGCCCGCTCTCGTCTTCCCGCCCTTCCCCGATCCGTCTGAACAGGAGGTCCTCGTGGCCACCAACGTCCCCCCCGCGTCTCCGTCGGTGCGCGAGTATCGCCGGCAGGAGTCGCAGTACGTCCGCCTGACCGTGTCCTACGTGAACGGCGCCTTCGTCCTGCCGGCCTCGCTCCCGGCCGGCGCGCTGATCACCTCGCTCCTGGTGCTCGTCGAGACCGCGTTCTCGGCCGGTGCCTCGATGCTGCTCGGCACCTCCGTCGGCGGCAACGACCTCGCCGCCGCGGCCGACACCGCCGTCACCGCGGCCGGCGTGAAGCGCATCGACACCGCGACCCTCAAGGGCCGCCTCGCCGCCGACACGCCGATCTACGGCACGATCGCCGGCGCCCCGGCCGCGGGCGTGGCCACGATCGTCCTGCACTACGCGCCGAACAACGACGGCTGATGTCGGCCTGGATGCTGCTGCACCTCGGCGCGGCGGTCCTGGCGGCGGAGCCCAGCGCCCCGCCGTCGCCCTCGAAGACGGAGACGGTGCCCGATGCCGACACAGGACGGGCGGCCGACGCTCGCCGATCTGTACGCGGAGATCGCGGACGACATCGAGCGCGCGGACCTCGGCCCGCAGATCGCGACGGCCGTTGACCGGGCGATCCGGTTCTACCAGCCGGATCGGTTCTTCTTCAACGAAGGCTTCGTGACCTTCCAGACCATGGCGGGCGCCGACGTCTACGCGTCCGGCGACGCCAGCGACATCCCCGACCTGATGGCGATCGACAGCGCCGTCCTGCTCGACGGGGACACGCCGACGATCCTCCGGCGGATCAACGAGGCCTGGATCGAGGGGGCGGACGAGCCGACCAGCCAGTCCCGGCCGTGCGCCTACTCGTACTTCGACCGGTCCGTCCGGTTGTGGCCGATGCCGTCCGACGCCTGGACGGTGCGGCTCATGGCGCATTTCCGGCTGCCGGCGCCGCCCCTCGACGACGCCAACGCCTGGACCGATGAGGCCTCCAGCCTGATCGCGGCCTATGCGAAGCGGCACCTCGCCCGCAACGTGCTGCGCAATCCGGCGATGGCCCGGGATCAGGCTGAGATCATCGCCGAGGAGCTGGCCGCGCTGCGCGGCCGCTCGAACGTCATCGCCTCCACCGGCCAGGTGCAGGCCTACTATCTCTGAGGCAGCCGTGGCCGCACCGATCACCGATCTGGCGAGCCTCCAGGCCGCCGTGCTGGACTACATCGCCCGCCCGGATCTGGCGGACGCGGTGCCGGGCTTCATCGCGCTCGCCGAGAGCCACTTCAACGCGATCCTGCGCGCGCGCGAGATGGAGAGCGAGGCGAGCGGCGGTACCGCCGCGGCGCCGGTCGCCGTGATGGACCTGCCGGCCGACTTCATCGAGTGGCTGGCGGTGTCCTGGGCCGGCTCCGGCCGGACGGCGCGCCCGACCTTCGCGGAGGCCGACAGCCCGGAGGCGCGCTTCCGGCACCGCCCGGGCGGCGACCCGCAGTACTTCACGATCCGCGCCGGCAAGGTGCGCATGGTGCCGGAGAAGCCCGGCGTGGTGACGCTGGCCTATTACGCAGCGATCCCGCCGCTGACCTCCGACGCGCCGAAGAACTGGCTGCTGGCCAAGGCGCCGGACGCCTACCTCTACGCCGTCCTGGCGGAGGCCTACCTGTTCCAGAAGGATCCGGCCGCGGTCCAGGCGCATACCGGCCTGATGCTCCAGGTCCTGGCCGCGCTCGGGATCAAGGCCGACACGGCGAAGGTCGCCAAGCGCACCGGCCGCCCGGCCGAGATCCAGGCCTCGACGCAGGCCGTGGCGCGGCCCGAGTAGCATGGACCCGATCAAGCTGGCGCCGTTCGCGCCCGATAGGGCTTCGGTCGACGCCTCGGTCTCGGCGGTCGCCACGAACGTGGTGCCGCGCTCGGACGGGTACGGCCCGGTCCTGGCGCCGGTGCCGCTGTCGCTCGCCCTGCCGGCGGAGTGCCGCGGCGCCATCGCGGTGTTCTCGCCGACCTACAACTTCCCGATCTACGTGGCCGGCACGTCGAAGGGCCTGTTCGTCTACAAGACGACGGACCAAGCGTGGCACGAGGTGACGAACCCGAGCACCTCCTACAGCGTGCCGCCGGGGGACTACTGGTCCTTCGTCGTCTACGGCACCCTGCTGCTCGCCTGCTCGGCCGGCACCCCGGTGCAGAAGGCGACGATCGACGTGCTCCAGGCCGGCACGCAGCCGTTCGCGGACCTCGGCGGCAAGCCGCCCCGGGCCCGGCACATGGGCGTCGTCGGCGACTTCCTCGTGCTCGCAGGCCTGCCCGACACGCCGCAGACGGTGCGCTGGTCGAACAGCGGCAACATCGAGCAGTGGCCGCTCGGCCAGCTCGACCAGACCGGCGACGAGCAGCAGCTCCCCGACGGCGGCGCCATCACCGGCTTCGCGGGCGGCGAGTATGGCGTGATCTTCCAGGAGCGGGCGATCCGGCGCATGACGCTGAGCCCGGATTCCGGGAACGTGTTCGACTGCTCGGTGCTCGAGGAGAACCGCGGCGCAGTGGCGCCCTGGTGCATCGCCAAGGTCGGGCCGCGCATCTTCTTCCTCGACCGCGATGGCTTCTATGCCCTGGTGATCGGCGGCGGCCCGTCCACGCCGATCGGCGCCGAGCGGGTGAACCGGTTCTTCCAGGGCCGCGTCGACCCGGAGCGCGTCGGCATGACGGTGGCGTTCCGTGACCCGACCGGCGAGCGGATCCTGTTCGCCTACCGGCTCGCCGGCACCGACGCTGCGGACCCGTCCCTGCTGGGCGAGGCGCTGCTGTACGACTGGCTCCTCGACCGCTGGTCGTTCCTGGCCACCCCGCTCCGCTTCGGCATGTCGGCGGCGACGCCCGACGTGTCGATCGACAGCATCGAGGGGTCGATCGACGACCCGGCCCAGCCCTCGCTTGATGACCCGATGTACCAGGGCGGCGCGACGCTGCTCGCGGTGATGACGACCGACAACCGCCTCGCCGTGCTCGACGGGCCCGCCCTCGAGGCGGTGGTGCAGACGCCCGACGCGATGCTCGCGCGGCCGAACCGGGCCTTCCTGCGCGGAGCCCGCGTGGACACGGACGCCGACGACTGGCGTGTGGCCGTCGGCGTCCGGGAGAGCCTCGCCGCTTCCGCGCCGCCGCGCTGGCTGCCGGAGACCGCGCCGACCGTGGAGCGCATCGCGCCGACCCGCGCCTCGGGCCGCTACCACCGCGCCCGGGTGCGGATCCCGGCCGGTACGACCTGGTCCTACGTCTCGGCGATCGAGCCGGACGCGACGGCGGAGGGCTCGCGATGAACGTCCCCGGCCGGAACGAAAAGGACCTCTCCCTCTTCAGCCGCGCGATCGACGACCTCGCGCGCGGCGCGACCAACGCCATCTCGGCGGACACCTTCACCCTGGCCAACGGGGTCTCGCGCACGAAGGTGCCCTGCGAGAACTGCAGCCTGGGCGCCCTGCCGCGCTGGGTCCCGGTCACGGAATCCGCGTCGAAGGCAACGGTGTGGCTGGTCTCAGCCGACCGGGGCAGCTTCACGGTCGGGCACGATCTGAACCCGGCGACCGACCGCACCTTCCGCTTCGAGATGCGCCGGGCCTGATGCGTCTCCAGCCCCTGTCGATGCCGCTCGCGCCTGACCTCGCCGAGTGCGTCGAGGCATGCCTGGGCGCTGCCTGCGCCCTGCCCCGCTGCGACCTGACCGTGGCCGGCCTGCTGGCTTGGTGCGCGGCGGGCGAGGCCCAGCTCGTCGGGATCTTCGAGGGTGACCGGTTCGTGGCGGCGGGCGTGACGCAGGTCCGCCAGCACCGCGGCGGCCGCCTGTCCTGCTGGGTTCTGTCCCTCGGCGGACGCGCGGCGGGCCCGTGGGGCGCCGTCATCGCCGCCGTCGAGTGCGGCGCGGCCCGGCTGGGCTGCACCACCGTCGAGTTCGTCGGCCGCCGCGGCTGGGCCCGCGTGCTGCCGGACTACACCGCCGCGCCCTGCGAGCTCGGCCACCACTTCACGAAGCGCATCGGGGCCTGACATGGGCGGCGGTACCAAGACCCAGACCACGGTCCAGCAGCAGAACAACGACCCGTGGGCGCCGGCACAGCCCGCGCTCCAGGGCGTGCTCTCCGGCGCGACCGCGGCGTACAACTCGGGCGTCGGCTCGCAGGTCTACGGCGGGCAGCGCTACGCCGGCCTCGGGGACACCTCGCTCGCCGCCCTGGACAGCATCGCGGGAAGCGCCAGCGCGGGCCAGGGCGCGGCCCAGGCCGGCAACAGCTACCTGACCGGTCTCCTGCAGAACGGCGGCACCACGTCCGGCATCCAGTCCGCGCTTTCCGGCCTCGACAGCGTCGGGAAGATCGACACGTCGCGCATCTCGTCGCTCGCCGACACGATGGCCGACCCGAACAACCTCGCCTACTCGACGGCGCGGGCGCTCACCCGAGGCGACTATAACCTCTCGACCGACGGCTACACCGGCCTGCTCGGCACCCTGTCCGGCCAGACCCAGACGGAGAAGTCGCTGCAGGACGCCGCCGACGGCAAATTCCTGGGCGGCGCGAACCCGTACCTCGACGCGGTGATCGGCCGGAGCCAGGGCGAGGCGGCCTCGAAGATCGCCCAACAGATGGGCGCGGCGGGCCGCACCGGCTCGGGCCGATACGCCGCGACGATCGCCGACTCCCTCGGCGCGATCGGCACGCAGGCGCGCTACACCGACTACGACAACGAGCGCACCCGGCAGGCGCAGGCGGCCACGGCGATCGACAGCTCGCGCAACGCCCGGACCAGCCTCCAGCAGGGGCTGTATGGGAGCATCAACAACGCCGAGCAGATCAACGCCGGCCTCGCGCTGTCCGGGGCCGGGCTCTACAACGACACGAACACGACGGCGCTCGGCGGCGCGACGGCCCTGGCCGGCGTCGACAATCAGAACATCCAGAACGAGATGTCGAAGTCGAGCCTGAAGCTGTCGGCCGCCCAGGCGGACCGGGCCGCGGCGATGGCCGGGCTCGGAATGGTCGACCAGAATATCAAGAATTTGCAGGCGCCGGGCCTGACCCTGGCCGGCGTTGGTGCGGCGCTCGATGCCGATCGCCAGGGCCAGCTCGATGCCGCGCAGCAGCAGTTCGCCGAGCAGCAGGCGAGCCCGTGGAAGCAGCTTGGGCTCTACTCCGGGATCGTGGATCCGATCGCCGGTATGGGCGGCAGCATGACCGGGACGAACGTTCAGCGCACCCCGCAGCCGTCGCTCCTCCAGCAGGGTCTCGGCCTCGCCGCGGGTGTCGCCGGTCTCGGCAGCATGACCGGCGCCTTCGACAGGCAGGCACCCGGCTCGTCTGGGTGGTTGTCCGGTCTGTTCCGCTAGGAGAGCACCATGTCCGCAGGCATCGTCCCGTTCGGCGCCCTCCCGCAGTTCGCCGGCCTCTCGCCGGACGATCTCGCGCGCCTCGCCCGCTCCCAGCAGCCGGCCGCGCCCTCCCCGGTCGACGGGCTGCTGTTCGACCGCGCCGGCATGGGCGGCCAGGGCGGCTTCTCCGGCACGTCGGGGACCATCGTGCCGCCGGCCGTCGCCACGCAGCCGGAGCCCGAGGCCGAAGCGCCCGCCCCGCGCGCCATGCCGACGCCCCCGGCGCGCCCGCTGAATTTTGGCAGTCTGCCGGCCCCGGCCGCGCCCGCGGAACCCGCCCCGACGCCGGCCAGCCCCGCGCCGACGACCACGGCGAGCGTCGCGCCGTCGCCCGCCACCGCGCCGGAGCCGGCCAGCGGCGGGAGCATCTTCGGTCGCCTCGGGGACCCACGCGTCGCCAACGTGCTGCTCGGGATCAGCCAGGGGCTTCTCAGCACGAAGGGCTTCGGGCAGGGCATCGCCGCCGGCATCGGCGCGGCCTCGAAGCTGAACAAGGATCAGGCCGTCACCGACCTTGCGCAGGCCGAGTACGGGCTGAAGGCCCGGAAGGATGCGCAGGAGCAGCGCCAGCTCTCCGGGAACGCGCAGTACGTTGCGAGCAAGATCCCCGGCATCAGCCCGGAGCAGGCCCTGACACTCGGCGGCAACTCGACCTTCATGAACGAGCTGTTCAAGGGCGTCCTGCCGCCGTCCGAGCTGTACAAGCAGTACACCGATGACAAGGGGAACATCTGGAACCAGAACGCCCGCACCGGGCAGGCGACGGTCGCGCTGAAGGCGGACGACGACAAGACGGTGACCCCCGTCGCGGAGGCCGACCGGGTGGCGCTCGGCCTGCCTGCCGGCTCCTACCAGAAGGACGCCAACGGCAAGATCAGCCCCATCAACCCGACCGGGACCACGATCAACATGGGCGGCGAGAAGGCGTACGACGCCGAGGTCGGGAAGACCTACGCCAAGCAGTTCTCGGACCTGATGACCTCGGACAGGAACGCGGGGGCCAAGCTCAACTCGCTCGCCCTGATGGAGCAGCAGATGGGCCAGCCCGGCTTCTACTCGGGCTTCGGCGGCGAGCAGGTGAAGCGCGTGAACCAGCTCCTCGGCGCGCTGGGCATCAAGGATCCGAAGGCCGCTTCCGGGGCCGAGGCGGTCGCCGCCCTGTCGAACCAGGTCGCGCTCGACCAGCTCGGCGGCTCGCTCGGGGCCGGCGTGTCGAACCCGGACCGCGACTTCATCGTGGAGATCGGCCCGGGCCTCGGGAAGACGCCCGAGGGCAACAAGCAGCTCATCGGCATCTACCGCGCCATGGCGCAGCGCCAGCAGCAGGTCGGGCAGATGGCCCGCGACTATGCCAAGGCCAACGGCGGCCGGATCGACGCCGGCTTCGACGAGCAGGTCTCGCGGTTCGCGAACGAGAACCCGCTGTTCCCGGCGGCGAGCCGTGCCGCCCAGGCGCAGTCCGATGGCGTGTCCGGCCCGACGGCCGCGCCCGGCGTCGCCGCGCCGCGCACGCAGGCCGACTTCGATGCCTTGCCGAAGGGGGCGATGTATGTCGATCCTGCCGACGGCCGCCGCTACCGGAAGAACTGATCCATGGCCGGACCCCGCTTTAGCGGCACGCTCGTCGAGGATGATGCGGCGCCGGCCCCGGCCGGTCCGCGGTTCTCGGGGACGCTCGTCGAGGACGATGCTCCCGCGCAGGCGGAGGGTGGTCGCGCCCACGGCGCGCTAAACGCCTTCGCCCGCGGCGTCGTGAACGGCCTGCCGATCGTCGGCCCGTACGCGCTCGCTGGGATCGACCGCGCCGACGCGGCGGTGCGCGCCGTCCAGAACGACTCCCGGTACTCCGATGAGGTCGACGGGGCGAAGCGCTACGGCGCCGAGGTCGCGGCCGAACATCCGATCGCCGAGACCGTCGGCGAGATCGGCGGCGGCATCGTCGGGACCGCGCCGCTGGTGCTCGCCGCGCCGGCTGCGTTCGGCGCGGGGGCCGGCGGGCTGGCGGCGCGCTCGGCCGCCTCCTTCGCTAGCGGTGCTGTTCTTGGTGGTGCCGACGCCGCTGTTCGCAGCGATGGCGACGTGAACGCCGCTGGCCGCGGCGCTCTGATTGGTGCGACGCTCGGCGCTCTCGCCCCCGGTCTCGGGCAGGCCGTTGGCGCTGGAGCGAAAAAGGTCGCCGAGGTCGTCGGCATGCGCGCCGCGCCCTCCGCGGGCATGGGTGCGCCCGCCATGGAGAAGCTCGCCTCCGACGCCGCGAATGCCGGCGGGACCGGGGCGGTGCGCGTTCGCCTCGGCGAACTCGGCCCCGAAGCGATGCTGCTCGACGCCTCGCCCTCGTTCGAGGGCCGGGCCCAGGGCCTCGCCGTGCTGCCGGACACCCGGGAAGCCATCGTCGACCCGCTCCGGCGGCGTGCGGCCGGCGCCAACGCGCGCCTCGCCGCCGACGTGGATACCCATCTCGGCCCGACCCTCGACCCGGCCGCCTTCCAGGCCGAATGGCAGCGTGCCTACGGCGAGGCCGTCCCGCCGCTCTACCGCGATGCCCTCAGCCAGCCCGTGCAGGTCGATACCTCCGGCGTGCTGGAGACGATCGGGCGGCTCGGCGCGCACGAGAAGGGCGGCGCCGAGCTGGCGCTGCGCCGCGCTTGGGGGCTGCTGCACGCCGAGCAGGACGTACCGGGTCTCGGGCGCGCCGTCGTCCCGGACCGCAACCCCGAGGCGCTGCACAACACCAAGGAAGCGCTCGACGCGATGATCGCGCACGCGCAGCAACACGGGGGCAGTGGCAGCGCGGCCGCGAGCGAGATCAGGGCGCTGTCGGCCGTGCGCTCTGGCGTGAACGATGCCCTCGAAGCGCAGGTCCCTGGCTACGCCGAGGCAAACCGAACGGCGCAGAACTTCTTCCAGCAGCGCGACGCCTTCGATAACGGCCAGCGCCTGCTCAACGGCGGGCGCGAGGCGGCCCGGCCGGCGCAGGTCGCCGCCGACACCGCGGCCATGACGCCGGAGGTGCAGCAGGCGCAGCGTCTCGGCCTCCGCACCGAGGTCGACCGGCTCGTCGGCACGCAGCTCAACGACCGACTGGCGCTGCGGAAGGCGCTCATGGGTGAAGGAGACTACAACCGCGCCCGGATGGGGACCGTGTTCGGCGAGGAGCCGACCGCGGGCGTCGCCGTGGCGGTGGACCGGGAGGCCGCCTTCGACGCGGCGAACCGGCGGATCGTCGATAACAGCATGACGGCGCAGCGGGTCGCCGCCGCGGCCGACCTCGCGCCCCGTGATGG